AGAAACGGTTTGCATCAAAACGCATGGGTCAACGCTTTAATGGCAGAGTACGATAAAGGAACAGAACCTTTCTGGATTATTACAGACACTCGTTTTGAGAACGAGCTGAAAGCAGTAATGCAGCGAGATGCTGTAACAATCAGAATCAATCGTTACCCTCCATTCGTAGACCAGGACGCTTTTGAAGCTTGGCGTGCTGCTCAACATGAGTCAGAAACAGCTTTAGATTATGCGCAGTTTGATTATGTGGTGGACAACAACGGAACTATCGAAGATTTAACGAACAAACTAAGACACATTTATGGAATCATTAGCGCCCAAACAACACCATCCGTTCGCCAAGAGGGTGAACATGCTTGACGAGTCTTGCCGTTGCTGTGGCAAAGGAACTCAACATATTTGCGACCGTTGTGACGACTTACTTCATAACAAAGGAGCTGTATTCCTCATCGAGGTGACAGATACATCTAACGAAGTGAAGAAAAGACTTACTGGTTTCACTTGTACAATTATCGCGAGCAAATTCCGTGAGCACGGTAGTACAATACCTATGACACCCGGTATTTGCTTCATTCGACAATCCGATCTTAAAGCATTTCTGAAAGATGATTACGACAAAATCAACAAGCCCAGTCGAAGAGCTAAGTTCCTTAAAGGCTCCCCTTCCTGGCACAAGTTTAACTCCGGAGCAGCAGGAAGTACACGATCAGCTGTTGAACTTCCTCACCACTAAGACTCCAGACATACCTGCTGCTGTGTTTAAAGGCTATGCAGGTGTTGGAAAGAGCTGGACACTCACTGCCTTGGTTTCTTCTTACCAGCAAAAGAATGATAACGATGACATTTTCGGTAGCGGAGGAAACATCATCATGACTGCTCCAACTCACAAAGCAGTGAAAGTGCTGAAGAAGAATCCTATCCCCGGAGTGGATTATCGTACTATTCACAGTGCTTTGAGTTTGACAGAAACGGTGAACGAGGCTACAGGTGAAGTGAGTTATACGGCACCTAAGAAATTGATGGAACCACCTCCAATTGAAAGTGCTTCAGTATTGATTGTGGATGAGGTGAGCATGCTTAGCTCAGACATCTTTAAGCTGCTGGTTCCGTACATCAAGAAAGGACTGAAAGTTCTTTTCACCGGTGACCCCGCTCAGATACCTCCTGTCAAGGAAAAGGATTGCATTCCATTCATGCACGGTAAAGACTGGAACATGATGGAGTGTGAGCTCACCAAAGTGATGCGTCAAAAGGATGGAAATCCTATCCTGGAATTTGCCACCGCTATTCGTAGCGATTACAAAACAGGAAGCTTTGAACCTAAAGAGCACATGCTGGACAATGGAGAAGGCATCAAGCTTGTGAAGTTCAACTCTGCTGAAGAGAAAGCGCTGTTGCATCAGCTGTTCACAGATGAGCGATTCAAACAAGACAGTGATTTCATGAAAGTCATTGCTTGGAGAAATGCTACTGTGGACAAGTACAACGATATGATTCGACGTATGATATACGCGAGTCATTTGCGGTACGAAGAAGACGTATTGCCAGAAATAATGCCTAACGAAAAGCTCATCATGGACAAGCCATTCTCGATTAACAACCGAGCTGTGCTGTCTACCAATGATGAGATAGAAGTAGTCAGCTTGAAAGAAGACAGGTCTGTATTTACTTATTATGATGTAATGGGTCAACAAGAAACTGTATCTATCAAGCTGTACCAGGCAACTGTCAAGTTCTTCTACAAAGACCGTGAACGAGTTGAGATTATCCCTATTGTTCACGAGGACAGTAAAGCGGATTTCCATGGTATGCTGGAGGCGCTCAAGAAAATAGCACTCAACTCAGCTCATGAACGTCGTGGTAATGCGTGGCGCCAGTACTTCAAGATTAAGGAACGTGTTGCTTATGTGAAGTACAACTACGCTATCACCGGCCACAAGAGTCAGGGTAGCAGCTATGATTATGCAATGGTGTTGAAATGGGATATTGACTACAACAAGAACATCGAAGAAAGAAATCGAATCCTGTATGTGGCCTGCACCAGAGCTAAAAACACGTTATTCATTGAATCATGAGTAAAAAAGCGTACGAGCGCAGACTTGAAGAAGTTTCAAAGATCTGCATGAGTCCTACAGCTGTTGTCAATTATGTCAACAATGCTGTACAAGATGCATTCAAAAGGGGAATGCAAGCAAATTCAGAAGTCAGTTCAAATCCAGTTTACCAACATGGTTCAGCTGGGTTAAAGGATTGGCGTAATCAACCCGCTGATGATGTTTCTATAGCATTACAATCTACAGGAGGAATTGGAAGAACAACATTTTCTGATGACTTCCTGGCTACAGTGTACGCTAAAGAGCAGGGGTTTAAATTGTAATTCCATGAAAAGTACCAAAGAAGTAAACGAAGTGAAGGGCTTGATTCAGGAACAAGCACATGCTGCATGGACTGGATTAGGCAGACAGGGTACTATTGCAGCTGGTACGGGCTTTGGCAAAAGCAGACTTGCTGTAATGGAAGTACAGCGGTTGTTTGATGCAGGTGAATTGACTGGTGTTGACGTGTTATGTGTTTCTCCAACAGAGAAACTCAGAGACGACAACTGGCCAAAAGAGTTTGAAGACTGGGGTGCTAAGCATATCTTTGACAAGCATGTTGAAGCAATATGCTTTGCATCACTAGCCAAGTATCAGAACAAGAAACGATGGAAACTTGTTATCCTTGATGAGATACACCGACTCACTGATTTATCTGCAACAGCTTTCAAATCCACAGGTCATGATACATTTACAGAGTTCATGGCCAATATTCTGGCTGATGCTGTTATGGGATTGACAGCTACTGTGCCGGATCCTAAGCGAGATCCGGATAAAGCTCGCATCATTGCTCAAATTGCTCCTGTAATATTCACTTACACATTGGATGAAGGTGTTGCTGACGGTATGATTGCTGATTATGAAATCCGCGTAGTGGAAACCTACTTGGATGACACTAAGAAAGTGATTAAAGCCGGCACCAAGACTAAACCATTCATGACAACAGAGGCTAAACATTATGAGTACTTGGAAAAGAACATTCGTAAGCAGCGTATGTTGGCTGCGAATGCTTCAGGCGCTCAAGTGGCACGCTTTGAGAAGTTGGCAATGTTTGCTACCATGGCACGTAACCGATTTCTGTACAACCTTCCCAGTAAAACTGAACTGGCAGCACGCTGTTTAGAGCAAATTACAGGGACCAAGCGTACTATTGTTTTCTGTGGTTCGATTGACCAGTGTAACACACTGTTGGGTGATCAAGTGTATCACAGTAAAAGTGGAAATGATGCCTACAATCGTTTCAACAGGAAAGAAATTTCTGTGCTTGGAGTGGTGAATGCTGCCAATGAAGGAATTAACTTTGTAGACCTCGATCAAGCACTGGTAATTCAAGTTGACAGCAACCAGAGAAATCTGGTACAGCGAGTAGGCCGAACACTCCGCTTACGAGAGGGTCATAAATCTATTGTGTACATTCTATGCGTACAAGGCACTGCTGATGAAAGGTGGTTGAACAAATCTCTTGAAGGATTCGACAAGAGTAAAATCACCTACTATTCAGCAAAGTCTGTACCTGTAGGTTAAAACAGATGTTATGTATCAATTAACGCCAGAAGACAAGAAAAGTTACTTAGACAGCCCGTATCATTGCCCGGTATGTGGTAGTAATGAAATTGACGCAGATGGATTTCGATTTGCTGATGTTGATGATTGTGTTCAAACTGTCACCTGCGAGTGTGGTGCTTGCTGGAAGGAAAAGTTTGAACTGACAGACATTGAATTACTTAATGGTTCTGATCCAGATTATAACCAACACGACGAAGACGATGATGAAGATACAGGAAGTAGCAGCATGGATGATGCAGCATGGTTACATTCTTCAAGTAAAAGGGAAGTTTCGTCTGACAGCCAAGTTCAACAAAGAGATGTTGAGCAAGGAAGAAGGTCTTGTGCTATTAAACCAGACTCCAGTTGTGATGGAACATGCTTTGCCTGCCCAAATCCAAAGCATTGATTGGCCTAAGCAATACATGCAATTCATTGTCGAGGCACAAGTGCCTGCAAGAGGTAAAGGCGGAAATGGACCAGGGTACGATCTCAACAAGTATTCAGAGCCGGCCATGAAAGTCTTCAAGAAAATCATTGAGAAGGAGAAGGTACAATATCCCATTCTTGTAAAAAGCACTATGCTGTATTACAAGACACACAAGGACTATCCACTCACTATCAGTAGATACATTTCTGAAGGCTTTTGGAGAAGTGACTACACAGCGCTTCTTCAATCAGCAGAACAAGGTACAGTAGCAGAACACATACAACAGGAGATATCACATGGAACAGAATTCAACAGATTCAAGCCAGGCTAAAGTCGTCTGGGAAATTCCAGAAGAAGATTTGGAATGGGAAGAACTACACAAGCTGTGGGCAGACCAACCAGAAGAGGAAGGATTTATTTCTCAGGTGCAGCGTGGCCGGGAAGGTTTGAACGAGGGTATGGATAACGGGTTGAAACGTATCAACACGTACATCCATGGTACTCACAGAGGCAGGTACATTCTTATTGGTGCAGACAGCGGTGTTGGTAAAACTACTCTTGCTGACTTCATGTACGTGTATTCACTTTGGCGTGCTGCAAAGCGTGCCGGTATTAGGCTGTACGTGAAGTATTTCTCATTTGAGATTTCTGCAACAGAGAAGAAAGCCAAATGGGTAGCTCAATGGATACGTGCTGTGTATCGTGAAGACCTGCCTACCGATTACATCATGGGTAGGATTGCCGGAATGCGCCTTGAGGACCGTCACATGAAGATGGTGATGCGTGCGTATGCTATTGTAGAAGAAGTGTTGAAGGATGTCACTATCATCGACTATCTACTGCATCCAACTGGTATGCTTAATCGCGTCATTGAAGAGCACTTTGAGAAGATAGGCACCGTGATTCGGGATACACCGAAAGAAGGTAAGAAGAAGGGTATGATTAAAGCCTATCGTCCTAAAGATCCAACTGCAATGACTGTGGTGATAACAGACCACTTGGCACTTATCAACGGCGAAGCCGGTGCAATGAACACCAAAGCTGCAATGGATAGATGGAGTTTGTATAGTGTGCAGTTGAGGAACATTTTCAGATGTACGTTGGTACAAATTCAACAGTTTTCTACCAGCATGATGAGTGCTTATCGCGAACAAAAGCGTACAGAAGTGGCGATTGCTCCTCAGCGTTTGGACTTCGGTGATTCAACGTACACTTATCGCGATGCTGACTTGGTGTTTGGTTTGGTAAAGCCAATCCAATACAATCTTCCTGTGTTTCATGGTTATAACCTTGAACAGCTGGGGCCTTACTTTGTAGCGATGTATCTGATGAAGAACAGATATGGTCCTGCAGATAGAATGCTTCCGCTGTTCATGAATCCTATCTCTGGCATGTTCTACGACATTCCGTCTCCACATTCGGATTTGTCGCATTTTGACACTCAGGCTAAATACTTAGACGATATATGTCAAGCATTCAACTCCCCACAAGGGCCAACCCCGTCCAACCCACTAGGATAGGCCCGAAGATTTTCATTCTGTATTCCTTACCTAAAGTAGGTAAGACTAGTCAGCTAGTAGAGTTGGCTAAGATGGAAGACACTCTCATCATTGATGCAGAGCGCGGTACGGAGACGTACGAAACAACTGCAGTGCGTATCAATTCCGTTCAGGGAATTTACGATACGATTGCTGCGATTAAGGCTGAGGGCGTTAAGCGTTCTCAAGCTGGAAAGAAAGGTATGGAGCTGTTTCCATACAAATTTATTGCTCTCGATACTCTGGATAAGACAGAGGAACTCGCAGAGCCTTACACTACCAAGAAGTACAAGGAAACTGTCATCGGTAAGAACTTTAAAGGTGATAGCGTACTTGAACTGCCTCAGGGTGGCGGATATTACTATCTCCGTAACACATTGACGCAAGTCATTGATGATTTGTCAGAGGTATGTCCTTACCTGATTTTGGTTGTTCACGTGAAGGAGAAACTCATGCTGGACAAATCCAATCAGGAGGTGAAAGTAAACGACATTTCCTTAACCGGTAAGTTGAGCTCAATCATTTGTGCTAAAGCAGATGCAATTGGCTACACCTACAGAAACAGCAAAGGTGAACAGCGTATCAGCTTTCAAACCTATGATGGTGCTGTTATGGGCGCACGTCAAAAGTATCTGGCCGGCCAGGATATTGAGTTTGACTGGAAAACTATCTATCCAGATGTATTTGGAACAAGCAACAATCAATAGTCTTCAGCAGAGAAAGCACATGTACAATGAGCTTCTCAGCATGAAGAAACAAGTGTATGAAATCAACAAGAAGAACGGATTTTGGGAAGAAGCTCCTACAAGGTTTCTTTATCAAGAACGAGTTATGTTGATAATCACTGAGCTCAGTGAAGCAGTTGAAGCTTTGAGAAAAGGCAAACTTTACAATCCTGCTATGTTTCCATCTAATACAATGTCTGGTACAAGTCCAGAATTTCTTTTACATGTGAAAGATACTGTAGGAGATGAAGTAGCAGATGCTGTAATTCGTTTGCTGGATACGATTGAAGGGTTTGAACTTAATGTATTGCCAAATGTTGACACTACATTATGGACTAACGCTGATAGATTTCAGCCTCCATCATTTACTGCTCACGTGTTTCAGATCATCAAGAATATCTTCACTGGTAACAGTTTTCCTGTTGGAGAAGTGTTACTGGCTGATCTCATCACGTTGGCTTATCACTACAAGATCCCTCTCATGCAACATGTGAAATGGAAGCTTGAGTATAACGCTACGCGTCCGTACAAACACGGTAAACAATTTTGATCAACGTCTTTTAAATCAACAATAGCTATGTTGGATTTTCTCGCAACAGCTACAGTAGCAGATGTAGCAGAAACCGCAGCGTCACGTAAGGGTGGCCCTCGTAAGCAACGCAATCCAGAGGGATTGGCAATTCGCATTTTCAAAGATGGTTCTATTTGGCCATCGACTGAGTTGGTATCCAAATTCGATTTGGAGTACACTAACAAAGGTGAAATGCAGCAAGGCTGTGGTTTCGACATTATCGACACTAACCTGTATCCTACATTTCAGGTTGGTAAGCGCGTTATCCTGATTTCTCCTGTGAACAGGAAAGCAGGTAAAGTGGACATCTTCGCCAGTACCACTTACAATGATGATGACACCCCAAAATCATCAGTATTGGACCAGGGCGCCAAGACATTCGGCAAGGAAACACTTCTTCCTATGCTGAAAGATGTGTACGACATTGAACTCACTGATGACAAGGAGTGGGAAGACCTGATGGTCGTAGCTCACCCTGTAACCAATGAGCCATGGACATTACCTAACGGCCGTCAGATTGCTTACATTCCTAAGACAATCAGCCGCGGTGATGCCAAAGGCCAGGTGAGCACAGTTCGCCGTGAATTGCCAACATTCTACGTGCTGGTTCCAGCTACTATCGTAAACGCTGAGCAGCAACCAAAGGCTGTTCCAGTTGAAGATGAAACAGTAGCAAATCAGCCAGAGCCTGTAGAAAGTACTTCTATGGAGTTGACTGACAACCCCACGACTTACGCGGAAGAGTCATCAATGAACATGGCTGAAGCTGAAGCTGAAGTGAGTGAGAGCTTACCAGCAACAACTGAGTAATGGCCTGAAAGGGGTAATTTAGTTGCCCCTTTCCCATTTTCGTAAATCACAATCAAGCACAATCTTATGATTGGAGTAGGTATCAATGAAAACGTCGTGATAGCAAAGGCTGTTATCAATGACAAAGGTCGTTTGGAATTGGAATTTTCCTATGCTCCCAAAGGGGAGAAGAAAAGTGTGTTCGATACGTTGCTAACTGCACGTACAGCGGAAGAACCTGCAAACTCTACGAGACTGCAGATTTTCGGGCCGTTGCTTCCTAAGAAAGAAGACCAAACCAGAGAACAGAAGATTCAGCTGGTAGCCGGTGACATCACTAAACTCATCAAGCAGCTGAGCCAAATTCTGGAACAGTACATGCTTGCTGACCAGATTGACCTGGATCGTATGGACATTCAGTTCGCCAACACTGGTATTGTTGATGCAGCGTCTTTCGAGTCTCGCATCCTTGATCAGGATGTTCTCGATCGCATTTACAGCAACATCGTGAAGCGTTTTGCGGAGCTTATCACTCCGTACACAGCTGGCAAAGGCGAAGCATTTCGTTTGAAACTTGTTCGCCAGAGCAAGGACAAGCATTATGCTACCTTACCAAGCCGTTATCTCAGCGACAACCCATTCATCGAATTGATGAGTGTACCTGCTGACCAAAGCCGTGTGAAATTTACCAAGTGGGAGCTTGAAAACGGTTTCGACAGCGGTAAGCCTGTTGAGAAAGAAGCTGCTGCTGAAGAGAAGAAAGCAGAAGCTGTAGAAGCAAACCCCTTTGCTGCACAGTAATTGTAGTGTATGAGGATGATATCCGGATTTTTCCTGGATGAAGATGCCGTGCTTGAGCATGTGGACGAATACACATTGTATTGCCACTACCTTGAGTTCGAACCCGAAATCAGGATGAATTACATATCGCCTCTGCGGGATAACGATGAATCTCCTTCATTTGGTATCTATCCGCGCAACCAGAATAAGACTCGTGAGTTTTTCTGGAAGGACAGCGGTGGTACAGGTGAAAGCGGAGATATTTTCAAGCTCGTTCAACTGTTATACGGATATTCCACTCGTCAAGAAGCCTTGGCCAGAGTCAAAAGTGATTTTGGCCTTGGCTTGGCAGTGGAAAAACGTGAGAAGATTGTTCGCAACATACCTAAGTTCAGGGATGCATCAGACATACGAGTGAGAGCTCGTGCCTGGCGCCCAGAAGATTTGAAGTGGTGGCAACAATTCAACATCAGTGAACAAACACTTGTTAAGTATCGTACTTCTGCGTTATACTGTTACTGGCTAACCCAAACTCAAAGAGCACCGGTGTTCGCGCCGGCGCTCTCTTTTGTCTACAGAATATACGACAGGTATCAGCTGTATTTTCCATGTAAGGAGAAGGGTAAGAAATTTCGGAATGATTTAAGTGAGTGTCATGTCATGGGTTTAGAACAACTAAACTATCAGTCAGACACACTCATTATCACCAAAAGCTATAAAGACGTTATGTGTCTGAATTCTTTTGGATATGAGGCAGTATCACCTCGCAGTGAGAACACTCCTATGCCACAAGGATTCTTTGACTGGGTATCTACTCATTACAAAAAAGCCTACGTGTTGTTTGATAATGACATGAAGCATAGAGGTGAGTGGTATCCTTATCCGAAAGTGTATGTTCCCCCAACAGACAGGCAGAGCAAAGACATCTCTGATTTTACCAGAGACTATTCCGCTCAAGCTGCAGCTGACTTGCTCAGAACACTTATTCAATGAACAATGAGCCATTGCGATTAACCCGCAGAGAGATAGAAGAGAGGCTTGAAAAGGGCCTTGTTGGAAAGTTAGTTTCATTTGTCACAATTCGTGATGAAACCATCACAGGCAAATTGCAACGTCTCGCTGTCAATGTCGTTGGCAACGAGTTAATGGTATCATTCATGGTCAATCATACACGCTATGAAGTTGACCTGATTTATTTCACAGATAATATAACAATCCATGTCAATCCTAACGGAACAGACAGTAGAGATGTCCGGCGGATTCTCAAAGGAGATTGATGAAGGCGCAAAAGGTCTGATGTTCGATGTATTGCAAAGACACCAGTACCAGTTTCCCATCAAGTCAACCGTCCGTGAGATAGTGTCTAACGGCCTGGACAGTATTAATGAGAAAAGGATTGCACGTACAATCTTAACTGGAGAAGCTAAAGTTGAAGACTATTATGTCAATCTCGAAGGTGATATCTACAAGGATAGTAAATTCGACCCAGGTTATTATGATCTCAATTACTTGGACCCGAACAACAACAATGTTGAGATTACGTACTACGACGGCGGTGAGCTGGGCAAAGATTTCCTTACCATTAAGGACTTCGGTGTCGGTTTAGGTGGTCGTCGTTTAGAGGGATACTTTGCGCTGGGCTATTCAACCAAGAGATTGAATCGTTTTGCGCTGGGTAAGTTTGGATTGGGTAACAAGAGTCCGCTGTCGATTGGCATTCCATTCTACACTGTTACTACAACACACAACGGTAAACGTTTTGTGTTCAACGTGTACAGCCATAAAGTGGAAAGCGTTGTACCCAAAGTTGAAATGTCCGGTAATGAATTTGTCGAGAATCCTGAGTTCACATTTACAAACGGCTACAAATGCTATTACAAGCAAACCGATGAGCCCAACAGTGTAGAAATTAAGATTGCTGCAAAGAAACATCACAAGCAGATGTATATTGATGCAGTGACATCCCAGTTGCTGTATTTCAACAATGTCAAGCTTCGCGTAGTCACTGCAGACAACAATGACTTTGTGCAGGAAATTCTAGTAAAAGCAGACATCATGTTTGAGAATGACCTCATCGTGCTGTCTAACAACTCACCTTACAGTAAACCACACCTGCTGCTGAATAATGTGAACTACGGTTACATCGACTTCAGAGAATTGGAGCTCGAAGAAAAACTGGGTAACATTGGTATTAAAGTAGATCCAGAGAAGGTGAGTATTAACCCAAGCAGAGAATCTTTGATTTGGGATGATACAACCCGCCAGACTGTAATTGACAAGTTCAATGAAGTGGTGGGTGTTGCTCAGGATATCGTAAACCAATCGCTGAAAGAAGAAGACTTTCTAAAATGGGCTCGTGCGTGTTCTTCTGTCAAGAGTGGTGCTTCTACATTATTCAATGAAAGGTCAGAAGATTCAGTACTGGGTCGACTGGCCAAGATTGTCGATGTCAGTAAGATGGAACTGATGTATTCGCTTAACAACGACGTCAGACTTTCCTATAATCTGTTTGATGGGGCATTTAGAGCGAGACACGTTGTTCTTGACAGTTCGAAGAAAGGTAGCAAGACTCTACAGAAAGTGGAGTATAAGCATTCAGTGATGACTGCATTTGCTGATGGATGTCCGGTGTATGTAATGTTGTCTAATGAACCTATGAGCAACAGGAGAAACAAGTTCATGTTGAAGACAATGCATACGCAAGGTTTCATTCTTTTTAAGCCATTTGTTGTTCCTGAAGATGGTCAGGTGATCACTCCTGATATGTTTTTGGAGAAAGCTATTGATGAGCAACTGTTGGATTCTATGAAAGATGTGCCCAAAGCACGTCAGAGAGTAGCTCAACGTCTGGCTGACCTTCACAACTATTTGTTCAACTCCACAGAATGGGTTCCATACGAATCTGTTGTTGTTCCTGATGACTTTAAAGCCAGTGAAGAAACTGACGAAGAAGAAGAGGAAGATGAGGTAACTGAAGAAGCCAGGTTGTCTGCTGAAGAGCGTAGAAAGCTTGAAGGTAGGATTGTAGTACATACTCCAAGAGTCATTACCGACTGGAGTCAAGCGCATAGAATGGAAAAGCGCTATGAAATGCATAAAGCTGAAGTACCTGTATTTGAATTTGACAATTGGAACAATCCTGAAATTTACTGGGCCAACGATGACAGTAATGTGTTGTTACAGTTTGCAGCAGAAATCACTCGTAAGTTTGAGAATCATACTTGCGAATATCTTTCAAATACTCAAATTCAAAATGCTTGGGAACACTTCAAAGAAACTGGTTACGAAGTAGGCTATCAAAATGAAATATCTCGTCTTCAGCATTTCAAACCTGATGATGCAGTGCGTCTCATCAAAGTGTCAAAGCAAAACGTAAAATACGTTCGTGACTTTAAACACGTCTCTAAATTCTTCAAGGAAATCAAGAACAAGACTATTACTATGAGTAATAAATTGATTCAATGGAACACTGCTAGGCTGATGAAAGAAGGGTTTCACAAGCTAAATTTCTTGAAAGGGTTCACACCTGTTTCAGAACACCATGCTAACCAATACAGCCTTATTAAGAACTACATTGATGAGCACTACCGTTCATTCTCTTCCGGCAGAGATCGCAACTACACTGACGACCATGTCGAACAACTTATTGCTCACATGGAGAAAGTAGCGCAGCTGCAATTGTTTGTCCGCGAAAATCCGGATGACAAAGAAGCTATTGCTGAAATGGCTACTCAGTTCTTCAATCCTGAGGCTGGTGTGGAAATCAATGATGGTCACGCCATTGACTTGCAGATGTATGACATGTACAAACAACTACTTGATTGGGTTGAACCTGTACAGGTAATGCTCAATATGGTAGACCCTCTTGTTGAGGGTTATAGTTTAACCAACGAACAAGAAGAGGAGATACGTCGTTATCTGCAGTATCGAAACGTAAGCGTTTAATTAAACATCAATATGATGATCATTGTTAACAGAGTCGGTGACTCAATCACAGGGTCTTTCAACGGAGAGCCCTTTGGCGTGACATTCTCAGAAGAGAAGTACGCAGAAATGAAAAAGCTGGAGCAGGCTGCTGCTGCGGCTACTACAATGGAAGACCTCAAGAAGGTTTTCGAGGATTTTGAACCGCTCACTAAAGAGAGCTACAAGGAGTTCATCGAACATGCCAAAGGTGGCAAGTATCTGTTCGTGAATCCTGCTAACGGTAAGGTATATCTCACTATCAATGGTGCTGTGAGTAAGAAGCCTTTACCAAAGACCCTGGTGGATCGCATTATCTACTCAGTAGAGAAGAACATTGATGTGATGCCGCTGGTGAAGTGCTGGGCCCGTTTCCTCCGTAACCCTAACTACAGCGACGCCAAGGCTGAGAACTTTGCTCGTTACATTAACACAACTGTGGTGAACTACGAGTTGAAGAGCAAGCTGATGGATAAGCATGGCTTGTCTGATGAGGTTGCTGAACAGCGTGCTACTATGTACGATGTAAGCTTCACTCAGGAAGGTTTGCTGGCCACTTACAAAGTGGTGAGAGAAATCGACTGGAAGTATGTAGCCGATGAAAACGGTGGTGTGAAGAAAGTGGACCGCTTCGAGTATGAAGTGGATGAATTTACTGGTTTGAAAACATACAAGAAACCAGACCAACTGGAGAAGCGTGTGTTTGAACCGGCTGTGCAAGGTCAGGGTGGGGACAAGTTCTTCTCTGGCAATATCGAAGCACACATTATCCGTGTAGGTCATGCTACATTCCACGACAGCTGGGATAAGGTGAACTGCAACGACAGCCAAAGCTGCGTGAAAGGTTTGCATGTTGGTGGTTTGCGTTACATCAAGAACTACCAAGGCGATGATACCATCACGCTGAATGTGTTTGTGGATCCTGCTGACATCGGTGGTATCGACCATTCTGGTACTGGTGCACTGCGTGTGAAGAGATTCTTCCCACACTCAGCATTGGATATTCCTTCTCAAAACCTGTATCATAGCAGCGAGTATGCTAAGATCGGTGATGAGGAGTATAAGAAAATGCTGGAAGAAGCTGTGAAGAAGTTCCAGGACAAGAATGCTGCTGAAGAGGATGAGCTGGAGCAGATGGAAAATCTTCTGTAGTTTTGTAGCAGGGTGCATGCAAGTGTGCCCTGCTAACCTTAGTACCCTATGCCCAAGAAAACTTCCAAAGTTCCTAAGACCAGGAACGGAGGAACCATGACAGAAGCTCAGTATTACGCTAAGCTGCGTAGTACTTTAAGAAGAGCTTTTAGGTGGTGGATTCCTTTACAGACAGCTCTGGTAAAAGCCCGGAGGAAGTCACAAAGCAGTAACAAACGTCTGAAGTTTGAATATCAATGTGCCAGTTGTAAAGACTGGTATCCTCGTAAAGACGTTGAAGTAGACCACATTATTCCGTGCGGTTCTTTGCGTTGTAACGAGGATATTGTACCGTTTCTTCAGCGACTTACTGTTGAAGATCCTTCAGCTTACCAAGTGCTGTGTAAGAGTTGTCATAAGGTGAAAACGCAACAAGAACTTTCACTGCGAAAAACTGCAGCATGATTTTACTCATAGATGGTGATGCTATTCCATTCATGATTGGTTGGCATCATCGAGAGCATCAGGATATTCCTACGGTGCACCAAGCCATTGACCAGTGGTTTAAGGATTTCTTCACAATCACACAGGCTAACAAGTACATTGGCGTTATTGCCCATGACAATGCCAGATGTTTCCGCTATGACCTTTACCGGTACAAACCTTACAAAGGTAATCGTGCTGGTGAGAAAGAAGAATGGATCACATTCTGGGAACCTGTTATTCGCCAACATTTGCAGGACAAATACGGTTTTGTTCAAGCCCCAGAACATCTGGAAACAGATGATGTAGTGGCTGCATTGAACAAGGAAGAGCGTATCATCTGCTCACCAGACAAGGACATGCGTCAAATGACCGGCTTTCACATGGACTATCGCAAGGTAGGACAGGAACAAGCCAATCCGTTTGACTCCCCAGTTGTCTTTGTTGACCATGAACAAGCGACGTACAACCTCTGGAAACAAGTGCTTACTGGTGATACCACAGATAACATCAATGGCGTCACTGGAATGGGCGATGTGAAGGCTGAGAAACTTCTCAAAGAGTCTCAGCCATTCATGTACAAAACAGATGTGGCCGCTGCTTTTCAAAAGCAGTATGGTCCATTCTACGGCCCGGTGATATTTGAAGAAACTCTTCATACCATCAAGCTGATGACACCCAGTCATCCGCTGTGGGAAACCTATGGATTTGATATCGAGAAGTACGAACAAGAAGTGAGAGCATGGGAAACCCATTTATTGATGAGTTAAATGACAAGAATCTGTCAACGTATTTCTTACTACCGTTGATGCAGATATCTTTCAGGGACTTCGGTGAAGCTAATTTTCTGAACAGCTATGTCGTAGCTGGTGAGGGAGAAGAGGTAAGTTACCAGGTTGCCGTGCACATTATAGACCCGAACCTTTGCTTAGGAATAGCAGGCCATCCATGTTTTGTAGAAACAATACACACAGAGGAACAAAGCTCATTCATTATTATGCAAGTGGGGGAACAATGGCACACAGATTTTGACTCATTCGTTCAAGGCAAGTACAGCAAATTCAGTGAGCTGGCGAAGAATGAAATCATTCTTCACAGTGGATTGAAGTATCAGTATTTAAATGCTGATGGTAGCAGATCGACAGATGCCAGGCTGATGGCGCTGGATAAACACCCTTCTCTAGCCGAGAAGTGGTTGGAAATATTGGGAAGAGATACGACTCTCCCAGATGAATTGCTCAGCAAACCTTCCAAACGCTCGTTCATACAAATCAAGAGGGGAGAGGCATTATAGCCTTTCCCCTTTTTTCCCATCTGCGTGTTATGAACTGAATTTAACCCAGTCTTCTATACTCCAGAACGGAGTGAAATTCTTCTTGGTTCCAGACAAAGCAATACAAGGATAAGTTGGACATGTACGTAGTGAAAAGAAGCGCTGGCCAAATCCGCTGGATGTTTGGATACTACCGCACACCATGGCACATCTTTCACTTCCGCCTTCCCAGTACTTCGCAATACCCGGCACGTGGAAATCACCTTGTACAGCGATCTCTCTGTCCGGAGCTTCCATTCTCATGTAGCGCATTGGAGCGTGCACATTATTCAGCATAGACTTACCACGGAAGAAGTGTGTAACGGCCCATTTGTAGGTGATGTCATTCACTTGAATATCTACGTGGCCAATGTGGTTGTGGTAGATGGTGTGTCTGCTAAAGATAGATGCATAGCTGCTGTACCCCACTTGGTTTTCTTCCCTCATGACAGCGTGGTTGTCCCACGTAGAGCATATCACTTTGTGCTTGATGTCTTGCAGCCAGCTATCAAGGAACATCAGCTGAATCTTAGGAGGCATGAGGTTGTCCATGGCTTCCAGTACACCTCTCAGCTTGATGGCCATCTGCAGCAAATCCCCTACAAGAATGACATACAAATTAGGTGTATTGATGATTTCATCAGTCACTTTCATGAACAAGTCATAGTCTGTAGCCCAGCTACCCAACTGTAAATCCCCAACTACTGCTACACAGATGTCTTTATCTGTAGTGATTTTCCAAGTGGCTTGGTCCTGGCTGCCAGAAGCTTCACGCACGATTTGCTGAAAGTTCTTCAGCGTTGGCATGATGTCTCGCCAGTGGAAATTGCTGATTTTCTTGTCAGTCTCAATTCCTGAGTCTGCTCCATACTGTTTAGCATCTCTCATCTTAGCGCGACGTCGACTGGCAATCAAACGAAGGCTGTCCCTGGTTTCTTCAGTGACTAAGCCGTGACTTTGAAAATGCTTAACGACATCGCAAGGTCTAAAGTCCTGCTTGAGCAGTTTGTCAATCTCCGGGAGGTGTGCGTCCCAATGAGACGATGGTCCTGCTTTACGGATTGGTAGTGTCATGGTTAGGGGATTACTTGGCGGAATTGAGGATTGGTTTTCTCTGCAGCGTCAATGTAGTTGACGATCTGGAATGGCTTATCCAGCATCCAGTTGTCTTGACGTATGTTGTAGATGAAGCTGTCAGTACGGTAGTCCGTATTTCTTAACAGCTGTTTTGCGTGCGTTTCCAGCCACGCATCTCTGGCGTCGACATAAGCTTCAATCCACTTCTTTTCATCGCCTCCTCTGGAAGGAGTACGCTCAGCAAACCGGTTTCTGAGAAAGTCCAGCATACTGCCACTGTGTACGTGGCTATCGTATATCACCAACAGCGATAAAGGCAGGTTGAAACCATGGAGCTCTGCCCATGCTCTGGCCGGATTGAAGAAATGAATGTTGAAGAATCTGTCTTGAGTTTGCTGCATAACAGGATCTTTAGCAGCATCTTTGAGCAGCTGTATAAATGCCGGTGTACCAGACAAAGAAGGACGGGAAAGGTCTCCGATACGTGAAATGTACGTACGGAACTCTGCTGCGAACTTAGCGCCAGGAGCGTCAATGTACATTTGCAGCAGTATCTTCAGCTTACCGAATTCAGTAGTCTGAGATGCACCATAAGTAATTTGCTTACGGTTGCCTGGACCGTCGTCAAACAGTGCCAGTGCTCCGTAGTTAGCACCAACCACTTTTCCTGTTTCAAAGCAACGTACTATCTGTCTGATTTTAGAAATCAGCGCGGTGTTTACAGTCATAGGAGTAGTTTAGCGAGCCCATTTGCCAGCACGACACAGAGGTTGTGTTGTGGTTGACATTGCTGCAAGAGGACAGTTGCACAGCCCACAGGCATAGACAGAAGCATGTTCATCTACTGTCAAAACAATGCCTTTGACAACCGGATTGATGGTGACTTTGTGGTCGCACGTATCACACACTTCCAGTCGTTCTTTGATGATGGGTTGTAGTTTATCAGGAGCTGTGATGAAGTTGTACCAGCCCTCTGCAACTTGAACAAGACTCATTTGAAGAATTTGAATCGTATCCACATAGCGTTGGTAAGTACCAGAATAATAACGGCAATGACTAAGGCCCAAATCAACTTGGTTCGATCGTCCATATAAACTTGCGCCTTTGTTTCAGCTACAGCTGTTTTCTTCTGTGCTTCTACCAACTGTAATTGCAATCTTTTTTCTGTGTCCGTACTGCGAACAACATACTGAGCGGTGTCGGGAGTTTTTACAGGAATCTTTACGTCACGCATTTGACGTACAGCTACTGCAAAACCGGCCTTGTATGCGCTGTCTATCAAGGACCTCTCCCGACTGGTTTGCGCTTGAAGGGTAGCCTTCAGATTGCTCAGTTCGTTGCTGTCCAATGCTACACCAATGTACACGGGGTAAGGGACAGAATCAATCTTTCCTGGCTTGTACACTACGCTTGAATCGCAGTCACAAGGGAAGATATCTTTCACTGCCGGCTCTACTTGGGCCAACAGGGATTTACTGGCAGTGACACGCTCAACAGCTGCAGCGTCTTTCCGCGCAGCTTGTTTTGCTGGACTACAGGAGAAAAGTATAATGGCTGACATTAAAGCCAGCCATTGTATTGATTTACTTGGTCTCATTGTGTTCTTTTTTCAGGAACTCACCATCACTGTTTTCCAACAGTTTTCTGATGACATAAGTGAGACCTACAGCACCACCCACTTTGAGTGATACCAGCAGTTCAGGACCAGTAGGAAAATGAGGAGGAATGGCTTGCAGTCCTTGTAACACAGCTGTGAGTACAGTACCAATAACCAGCATGAGTGCGGTTTTCACCAAATCTCTCCAGTTCAATTTGAAGAATTCAGAGTTCATAACATGGGGTTTTAGATTAACGATTAACCAGGGATGAGAGCGTAATCTCATCCTCTTGTTTTGCAGGGGAAGTAACTGCTTTGGCAATTAAAGTAGCGATGTCCTTTTCAGCGCGGTCCAACCGGACCTCCAACGCTTTTTGCTCAATAGCTAAATGCTGAATCGTGTCTATCTTAGCATCTATTTGATCCATCTTCGCCTTAGCGAACCAAGCGATGATCACGATCAATGTGGGAGTGACCATTTCGCGTATAACTGATTGAATCTGAGAGCGTTGTTTTACGTCAAAGTTATTCGTAC